CGTGTCAGGCTAGTCGTAGTTGTGGGAATGTAGCTGGTAGCAAATGCGCCTGCTTCTAGTTGTGCGCCGTATAAATGGTATCCAGAAGTTCCGTTGCCAGCAAAGGTTGCAGTATTGTCGGCAGATGCTCCGTATATAAATTGATTTTGTGCAGCGGCAGAAGCCGACGCTACAGTAGACGCAATTGTGCATCGGTAAAATCCATTTGCAAATGGGCCTTCAATCGTCGCTGTCGTGCTTGCGCCTACAGTCCCCACTACACCAGTAGTAACGTTAAAGTATGCGCTATATTGAGTCCCATCACCCTTTACGCCTAATAAACGCACCCATGAATATCCGGCAGGAGCGACAAAAACTGACCACGCATTGTTACCAACTGGCGCGACAAGGTTGGTGCGAATAAGGTGGTTTGAAACGTTGTTAGTTGAAGGTATAAACTTGTCTGCTGATAATGTTCCATCAGGCCCATTTGACGCATTGGCAGAAACTGTGCTTTCAACTTTTGTCCATGATACGTCATCAAATTGCGTGCTATAAAGCGCAAGGTTTGTACGAGCTTCCTCAATCAATAAACCCTTACAGGCCAAAGTTGCTGGGACGTAATCAAAGCGCGGCAGATTAGCGTTTATTGTTTCAATCAAACCACTGCTGTTCACGCGGGTTGCGGTGTTCAACGCTCGCGTCACCGTGACACGCGCATCTAAAGAGCCAGTGGTAAAATCCAACGCCATTCGCGGGAGAACCCGTTCAGTTGCTGTTGGGGCGTAGGCTGGTGTAATCACAATCCGTCTCCTACGCGAAATAATTAGAAACTTTGGCTTCCCAAGCAAATGCCTGAGAACCGCCGCCGCCGAAATTGATCGTAAACGTAGTTGCGCCGATAGCCGACACATACACATCAGTTGGGCCAACACCCAATGGTGTGATGATAACGCTGGTCGGTGTAGATGCACAACCATGAGAAACAGTTGCTGCCGTAGAAATGGAGCCTGTAGCGCCGCCATTTTCACTTACATAGCCTCGGTTGTTTCTTATGCGTGTCGTGGCTGATATTCCAGCGCCAGCGATTCCAGCCGTTGACGCTGCTGAAAAATCGTTATCCATGATGGTGATGTCGGTATATGCGCCACCACCAGACGTATTCATAAATACGCCGTGCGTGCCTGAAACCAAAATATTGTCGGTAATCGTTATATTAGAAATATTGAAAGTGTCGGCGCTCAAGAAAAGCGCGACGCCACAATTCCTGAACGAGTTGGCGTTAACGGCAGCATTAGCCAGAACACCAGATACAGACCGGATACGGATGCAGTTACCTGTGCCGCCAGCATTTATTACGTTTTCACCCAAAACCGTGTGAGTGTCGTATGTAGCAATTTCAATGCCACGGCTGTTAGCGCCAGCACCTACGGTAATATGGTTTGATGTTATTACGAGGCCATCATTTGACGCGACTATAGGGTCTGCTGCTAGGATGCCATACCGACCACTTTCAATCCAGTTTCCGGTAACGATTACGCCGTTGTGATCCATCGAAACACCAGTGCCATATGTTCCAGCAGCACCAATGTTTTCAATAGTGTTTCCTTCAACCACAGAGCTATAGCCGTTTGGCGCAGTAGTTACGCCACGGGTTGTACCCTTTACGTTAATGCCTATAAGCTGGTCAGCGTCAGCATTCATGTTAACAACGCCGATATTATGCACCGTATTGTTTACGATACGGTTGTAACGAGCTTTAGTGTAAATGCCATATGCGCCATTGGATGAACTGTATGCGCCAGCAGCACATTCTACATCTTTGACGCTGTTGCCGCTAATTAATACATCGCGTCCATAAACAAGAATGCCAAAAATTTGGGATGGCCCAGCATCAATGCTAACACCATCAATGAAGTTATTTGAAACCGTTATGTTTTGCCATGTATCCTGATTAGCATATGCATCGTTACCAACATAAATTGCGGCAGTTTTAGCATCAAAAAATCGGTTATTATCTATAAAAACACGATTTACTGGGTTTTGTAGCAAAACATAATATGCAAAATTGTTCGCCCCAGCGGTGGCATTAATGCAAGTGTTTCCGGTAAATTCGAAATTATCAATCGTCTGTGTTACGGCAGTCGTATTGTTTACAATGCGATACCATCCATCAAAAATCGTGTTAGTAATTTTTGTAGTGTCTTGGCAGATTACAAAGGCTGCTCTTGTTGCATTTGAGCAACGAAGGGTGGCATTTTGCCCTTCTAAATAAAACGGATTGCTCAAGGTCAAAGCAGACCAAGTTGAAACATTATAGGTTTTGCCGGATACCAAACCAAGCGTGCAGCCAGAAGATTGCTGATATGCTATCGCAGCAGCCAAAGCAACCGTGTCGTCAGTCACGCCATCGCCAACAGCGCCAAAGTCCTCAACAGATACATATTGCTCTAGCTTCGTTTGAACGGTCTGTGCGGTGGCTCCAGTGGCCGTCAGAGTGTATGAAATGGCTGTTGCATTACCAGAGTTGATGATACCTGTTTCGTTGGTCATCACTTCGATGCCAGAGCTTAGTGGTGGTGCAACAGTGAATGTCAGCGTGTTACCGGATACGCTGTAGCTATCTTTCTCCTGATACACGCCGTTGATGAACACACTAGTTGCCAGCTTGGTGCTGGGTGAGGCAGAGAGCGTGAATGCCACTGTCACGCCATCGCCGGTGAAGTCGTTCTGGACTACGGACGCAGATACAGCCGCAGGATCAAAGCCATAGCCTACAGGGCTGTAGAGAACGAACTCATTGCGCTTGTTACGGATGGTGATAGAGAACGCACCAGCCGTGTAAATCAACGCTGGTGTGCCGTTACGATAAGCATAGCCGTTGCTTGTGCGGATAGGCTGAGTAGCCGCAATGGTTAGGTTAGCGTCCCAATAGACCTGAATCGGATTTGTTTCAGGGTCATCATTCACATCGCCTATATACAGGTATCCATCATCCAGAGGCGTGCCGTCTAGATCAGTGAATATTGGATAAGGGCCGGTAACTTGAGTAAGTGCCATTAGAACTTAATCCCTTGCGTCTTTGGGCTTATAGCCGAAATTATGTTATGTGGAAAGGTCATTGTGGCATTGCTACAGTTGGTGCACCGGATGGTGATTCAGGCTGTTGCTGACCATCCATTTGTGGAGCTGCTGCGCTCAATGTAGAATTCAACCAAACCTTTGGATCATCGCTGATTCCAAATGCTTTTGCGTATGAACGGAAGCGCTGGTTCATTGATAATTTATTTACAGCAGCTTTAGATGGAGCGCCTTGTGATGCGCTTTGCTCTAAGGCGTCCAAAAATGCTGGGTCTTTAAAGAGCTGTTGCGCGGCATCTAATTTATTTTTGCCAAGCTTACTCATCCAATCAATTATGTCTGGAACAAACATATTAACCCCAGGAGTGCTTCCAGCAACAAATCCAACGCCACGTTTTACCATACTTGAATTGAGGAAGTTTTGCAGCTTTCCTTGTGCCGCAAGTGACTTACGCAGCTCGGCTTGCGTTGTTGCTCCAGTCTTTAAACCAGACACCGACCTAGCTTCAGTCATTCTTTTGGAAACGGTCAACAATGAGTTCATGGCCTTCACCCAGTCAGGCCCCATCTCTTTGGCAATCTGCCCAAAGACTTCAGGGTTGGCGCGTAATGCAGGGTAAAAATCACGAAACTCTGCAAAGCCAAATCCTTGCGATGCCTTAGAGCGTGTTGCTGATGCAATCGCAGTAGCCAAAGCTTCCTTGCGATATTCCTCAGGAACAGTTTTCATCAATTTATTGAATTTGCGTGCGCCACCCGTTTTGGATTCGCTTATCGCGCCAAGAAGAAGTGAATTTAAATCGCCCTCAAGGTCACGCCCAAAAGCCGAAACCATACGCTTGCCCAAAGCTGATTGCTTTGCATACAACAAGTTTGCAGCACGCAGATTCCGGCGCGTTTCTTCGCCTGCAATGCGCTCAACATTGTCTAACTGATCCTTTGCAAGAGCGCCCTCAAGACGCGTCAATGAAGCCTCATCCAGCGAACCATAGGGGCTTTCTTTACCTTCTTTGGCTCTTCGAATCAGGTTCTTTTCCCGTATCAATCGACCATAAGTAATGTCGCCTGCGCCAGCTTCGCCAGTTTGGAAAAGGTCAAGCAGCTTTTTTTCCTGCTGATTCAAACCACCTTCGCCAACTTCTGCCACAACATCTTGCAAGGTTGTAAACAAATTATCAAGATTAACAGGGACGTTTGCAGAAACGCCTTCATCAACCTTTTTATACAACGCTGAAGCTTGACTCTTCAAAGCATTTTTAGATTGTTCAAGACCAGTTTTGATTTTTTGGGAAACTGCTCCAGTTGCTGGAACTCCTTCAATAAACAAAGCATCGAACTGCTGCGAAATATTATCAGCGTTATCAATAGCGTTGCGAAGAGTAACATCCCACTCGCCTTGTGCAGGAGTTCCAAATTGCGAACGCTCCAAGCCAAGTGCAGCCCTGATCTGAGGATTGTCAGCATAAACATCGATTGGAAGTTCAAAGCCCAAGCTTTCAGCCGCAGCCTTAGCTTCAGGATTGATTTCGGCTAACTCAATGATTTTTTGCTGCGCTGCCTTACCCTGAGCACCTTTTTTCGTCGCTGTAGAAATAAGGTTATCAAGCTCTTCTGTAGGAATAAAGCGAGATGGCGCAGCAGCTTGAGTAACAACTTCTTCTGCAACTCCAGCTACTGGTGCTGCCATTGATGCAGCTTGTGTAGGCATGATAGGAGCTTCAGGGACTATTGCAGCAGGAGAGGGCATTCCCATGCCAGTTGGCACTTCTGGAGCCGATGGAACAGGTATAGGTTCTGGCAATGCTCCGGCTGGGCCTCTACGCAAATTGCGAACACCAGAAACAACAAGAGGAATAGCTTCTGCAAGAAGTTGACCGCCAGCACCACCAGCACCAGCAAGAGCAACTTCGCTTGGATTAAATGTGCCACCAGTAGCAGCTTGCGTTGCCTCAATACCAGCTTGCGTTAATGCAGCACCACCAGCAGCACCCGCAACTGTCCTAGCGGCCCCAGCAGGCGTAAATGCAAAAATGCCACCAGCAGCACGAGGAACATCGCTAAAGCGAAAGCCTGGCTTAATTCCGTACTCTTTACCATTTTGCGATCGAAGGATGTAGTTACCCTTGGCATCCTGACGCACTTCAACACCAGGGTAGTTGGCTTGAATAATCTTAACGGATTCTTCTGGGCTTGTGAACATTGTACCAAGAGCAGTTCCCGCGCTAGCAAGAGAAAGCTCATTTAGCTCAGGCATGGTTGTCCAGTCAGGAGCGGCCTCAATCTCAGGCGTGCTGCGTTCTGAGCCAGTTATCGTTTCAGCAACGCCTTCAATAAAGCCCATGTCTTTTGTGACATCTTCCATTGGGGCGAGGTATGGAACGAACTGTAATTGACGCTTGGTATCTTCTTGAAGCTTTGCGATGGTTTCAGGCGTTAATGCTGAACCGACATTTCTCATTGAAATGGCGCTTAGTTCTTCAATAGATTTACCGCTTTGCCACGCAGCCTGCAAATCCCTTGCATTTTTAAGGTCGATTTCCGCAACAACGCGATCGCCAGGAAGTGCCGCAGTCAAACCAGCTACAGGAGCTCCTCTTTCACCAACAGGCTCTCCTCCAGATTCTTTTAATTGTCGGTTGAGATAATCTTCAGCGCGTTTTAATCCTATTGCAAATTGCTCTGGGCTTTGATTAGGATTCAGGTTTGCAATAGAGGAAACAAATCGTTCCTGCTCACCTGGAGTATTTGCAAGACTAGCTACACCAGCAGGGTTAATCTTCGCTAGTCGCGCAAGCTGATCCTGAATAATAATACCTTTAAGGATTTCGATTGATCCCTCAAGGTCAGCACGATTCTGTCCAAGTAGAGAACCAAGAACAGGCGTTTCGCTAATGCCACCAGCCTGCTTTCCTAGTGACAGAAATTTATCGGAAAGCTTCCGCAAATCCCTAACAGCAGAAATGCCAGTATAAAGCTGTGGAAGACGATTGGTATCTTTTTCTGCAACAGCTTTGGCGGTTGGCTGTCCACCAACATCCTTAAACTCTCCGGTTACTGAGCTAATTTGATAAACGCGATTAGGATCAAGACCAGCAGCAGCCTTTTGCTCTGGTGTGGCTATGGAAAATGTTTCCGTAGGCTTTTCTGGCTTTTCAGCTTCTTTAGGAGCAGCAACAATTGGCTGGATTGACGAAATAGGAACAGAAGCCACATCTTCTTTATCAAACTGATCAAAAGGATTTTTTGCCATTGCTTTATTTCCCAATCACTACGTGCCAATGTGGGCCAGTAGCGTTCTTAGATGGATTTTTTACTTCGTCACGCGATTCAATAATGCGGTATCCAGCATTCCGAATCTGATTAACATACTGCTCAAACGTAATGCCAGGAATTGGGGCAACATCAACTGCGCCAATAGAACTTGCATGAAACGACTTAGGATTCTTCTTTGATAACGGATGACTAGGCCCACGATACCCAGAAGTAATGTTAGCTTGTGGGAATAGCTCACTTATCACCTTTTTACCGTTTGCGAAAGTTGCCAGACGGTGCGCCCGTCTGACCTCCTATAATACGAGTTGAAGGATTTGGATTGCTGGGCGTTCCATATTTTTTGTCAAAGTCTGCCGCTAAAGAAGGATTCTGTCTCAGCAAATTAACTGCGTTTTGTGGTATTTGTGGAGTAACCGCTTGTTCCCCGCGATCAATAGCAGTCTGTAAATCTCTTTTTAAGAATAGGCCAACGTTAGGAACTGCTACCCACGGATCACCTTCACGCTTTGCGCGTAGTGCATCTTCCCATTCTGGGGTTCCAGGTTTTTTGCCCTCCGCATATAGTTCCTTAATGAATGGAGTATCCATTTGAACATTGGAACCAAAAATCTTTTCATGCGCCTCACCGCCACCATAATTATAAATGATGGTCGATAGTACAGCTTCACGCGCTTTGGGGTCAGTGGTTGTATTGTATGTAGCTTTGGCTCGCTCGAATGTCTGCACCAAGTCTGGACGATTAGAGTTTTTCAGAGCTACAATGCGCTCGTCAAACAACTTATTTACATCTTCGGGTCGATTCTCTCTGTTGAGAATAAAGGCGGTTTGCGACGCTTCAAGAATCGCTTTCTGGTCACCTTCGCCCATCGTCTTGCGATAGCCCTCGACCTGTTCTTTCGCCTCTGGATACTTCAGATAGAAGCTCGCAAAAGATTGCGTGTCTGGCTTAGCCATAAGCGCAGCCAAATCCGTTGTGAGGCTTTTCTGCCTTTCAAGTTTAGCTCGACGATCTTGCTCGGCACGCTGCAACGCAACGGACTCCAAGAACATCTGCCTCGGATCAGAGGCAATCGAATAATCTCTAGCCACTAGAACAATCCCTTAGCTATGCCACTAGCACCGCCCAATATGTCACTAAACATCTTGCCACGCGCCAAAGCTCCACCAGCCTGTGCTTCGCCACGCTGACCAAGAAGGTTTGCAATGTTACCAGCAGCGTTCATTCCAGCCGCGCCGACGCCAGCAGCGGATTGCTGGCCTAACTGTGTCAATCCGCCCAAGCGACCATACTGCTGCTCAAGGAACTGATTCAACAACTGGGGACGGAACTGCGCCAATGCTCCTTGAACGTTGCCGCCACGAAGCCCACCAGTTGCAGATGCCTGCTGTAATATAGCTTCCTCACCCTGCTGTGCGAGAGACTGAAAGAGTGGGCTTTGCTCTTGTCCTGATACATAAGCTTGTTGCGCTTCTGGGCCTGCAAGACCTAGAGCGGCCATCTGCGCTTGCAAGGCAGGGCCACCAGCTTCAGTGTATGGTTGCAGCAATGTCCGCAGTTCTTCGCGTGCAGCACGGGTTTCATCTACACCAGCCTGAAGCGATGCAGCCTCAATGTTAGAGGCTTTCTTAGCCGCGCTTCCCTTTATTAGCGAGCCGCCGATGCTGGCAGCGGCAGCAATACCAGTTACTGGATCAGGCATTAGACATTTCCTTCATATACTCATCAAGGCTTTCGCCATAAAGCTTCAACACAACATGACCTATTTCCATCGCAGCCTGTGTGCCGTGAACCAGTTGCACAGTTGCTAGAACAATATCATAATACCCAGCACGCCAAACAAAGCTAGTAGCGCAAGCATCGCCAGCCAGTTCAGCCGTATCAGATGCCTTCCACTTTAGAATCGCAGTGCTAACAAGCGGAAGCAATACAACCATGTGCGTTTGATAGAACGTATTAGCTGGCAAGCCGACCAATGCGTTCCAGATTGCCATGTCAGCTTCGTCACGATCTATCTTGTCGCCATCAACAATGTCATCGAAAAGCTGGACAACTTGCCATAAAGCAATAAGCCATTCCACAGCGTCTTCGGGCAAGTCCAAGACTTCCACAAAGTTCCGACGCAACCAGTATTCAGGCGTTCCGCTTTTAAGCATAGTAGGCTTTCATGCTACTGAGCCACCGGCTGCTCGTAAACGCTCGGTGTATCAGCCTTATCACAATCAATCTTCAAATTCAAACTCTCGTTCTTCAAACGCTTGACAAGAGCGCAAATCGTGACAGATGAAGTCGAATTTCGTGCAATAGCCACGGAATCCAGCGTCAACATCCCATGAGTTCCAAGGGATTTTATCCATCTTGGCTTGCGTCATAGTGCTGTTGTCGTAGTACTCGCACAGTGAACAACGGCGGCGACGGGCTTCTGCTTCATCGACTTGCATAGCTTTGCCAAGAGCAATCCAGTATTCAGGATTAGCGCCACGCTCGTTGCTTGGGTTTTCAGGGCCAAGCATCCAATCGTCGATTACGACCTTGGTGTTCTTCTTGTTCTCAGCGGCTGTGATGAATGGCTCGCTTTCACGCAGACCAGCAAAGCCTTCAATAATCATCATTGGCTTCTTCATGTTACTATCTCCCGTCCAGAAGCGCGAATGGTAAGGGATGTAGCCGCACTCGCAATGGTTGAAATGAAAGAACCAGTATCCAAAACTTGGCCAACCAGTTCAGGGAACGTGTAAGTCTCGCCAGGAGCAATCATGCGTGCATCGACGATTAGATTGTCATCGCCAGCCGTTCCAAGATTAGGAACCAAATTAACACTGAGGCTCTCGTTGCCTGTGCTTGTGTTGGTGGCGGTGAACTTGTCAATTATGCACCGGCAATTAACCGCAGTGTATTGCGTGGTCTGGACGTTCTCAGCTTCTTTGGCTGGGATGATATTTTTAACCGTAACGGTCATGAACGACTCCTATTGCTGAATCTGCGTGACTTCGATCAGGCCACACGGAGCAGCAGGAGCGAAAGCCGTAGCCGCTACGTTTGTCGGTGCAAGGCTTGTATCGTCTACCGCCCACATCAACTCAATATAATCCCCAGCGGCAAGAGAGAAGAACTGCGAGTTACGCAATACCACATATCCGTTGTTTGTGGAAAGAGTTCCAATCACCGCACTGTTTGAATAGGTTGTCGTTCCGTTAAGCTTCCACCAAAGCCATGCGCTCTTTGTATTGGCGTTGCTGGATGAGAATTGAACCCGTGCGTTAAACTGAAACAGACCGCTTTCAGATACCTCAATCTGGCTTCCCGTAGCCATAACGCCATCCGAAATGGTTGCTCCGTCCCATGACAGGGCATAGGCGGTGTTTGCGGCGACTGGAGTAACGCCAGTCGTGTTGTAAAATTCGCCGTAATAACGTTCTTGCTCAATTGTAGGGCGAACGAAAATCTCGCCATCAGCTGCGCCAACCTTTAGCACAGCAGCAAGCGGGATTACGTTGTCAGGAGCAGTCGGCTTAACATTGGTAAAATCACCCGCTACCGTTGGCGATGCGTAAAGAATATCTCCCGCACTAAAGGCGCTTGTGTCCAGATTGCGAACGTGGCCCCAGACATTGCAATAACCAACCTCACCGCTATCCGGTAGGTCGTGTGTCATTACGCCAAGGATGTAAAGCGTTGGCGTTGTCCCATCAGCAAGATAAGGCGCAACCGACAAGGTATTATTTGCGCCAACACCAACGAAGCCAACCACCGTTCCGTTAGGGATTGCTACTCCGGTCATGTTTTCAACACGGGCGTATGTTTCCTGCCCTATCTGTTGAATGACGCCGTATTCCATGCCCAAATCAAGGGTCTGGTCGCTTGGATTCCAAGCCATGCGCCGAATGCGATCAACGTGCGGAGGCGTGCCATCAAAATCAATGTAATCTGTGGTAATCGAGTTGTTGTTTTCAATTAGAGGAGCCTGCGTCAGCAACTCAAGTGCATCGGCAATGCGCGTAATCTGTGCAAGGGCATCATTAGCAGAAGCTTCAGCATTGCCAGCCGAAATGCTAATTTCGTCAAGCGTTACTGTGTCAATGGTGTCAACCGTAGCGAACAACCGCTCAAACTGCTTAATCTGCTCATGATCTTGCAGAAACGAAGCAAATTGGTCGCGGGTAAGGTTTAGCTTCTGAACCATATCAGTAGGCCAATGGCTCTATAGCTGCTTCCAGCCGAGCAAACGACATATGAGCGTCTGATGTGCCTTGGAAGCGTTGAACGCGCCAGTTACGCATCCAGCCTTGGTGGAACCATACAAGACGCTTTGCACGCTCTCCGGTCTTACCCGCCTTGATGAACTTCTGTTGGCTCCACGTCTGTCCGTCGATTGAATAGCTGGTGTTAATAGTTGGGTCTAAGCCAAACGCAACTGCACCTGTAAGACCAACCAGCTCAATGTTCTGCAATATCGCGCCGCGACCTTCGTTGTATATAATGGTCGTGCCAAACTCCCAGCGCACCTTCTGCCCCCAGTGCGTCGATATATCCTTTACCAGATACCCAATGGCGCTGCTGGTGGGGTCGCCTAGCAACCACTTGTCATAGCACCACACGAAGTTCCTAGCGCGATAGCGGGAGAAGTCCACAAGGCTGCTTGTCAACGTGAACCAAACAGGCTGGCCAAGTTCTTGCGTTGCGGCTGCGTCGAACACAATCGTGCGGTCAGGAAGGTGGATATAGAGATGCTGGTGCGCTCTATCATTCCGTGCCTCTAGCTTTACTCCAGCCAACTGCGTTTCAGTAAATGTTGCCAGCAGTTCGTCAATCTCTTGCGTGCTGACCTTATTAGCGTTTGCGTTCGCGCCAAGATATATCCCTGGGGCTTCGTTAAAGCCGCTACCAAGGAATGCGATGTTCTCAAGGAATACGCAGCAAGCGTGCGTGCCGACAACACCCTTTTCGATCTGTGCGCCTTCGATACGTTGGAACGGGAACAGGTCTCCACCCACGTTGTCGAACACTTCGATAGTGTGGCGGTTCAGCGCATAGACTTCATTGCGTAGCTTCAGCAGGGCAACCACTGGGTCAGGGTCAACTTCTGACGAACCATATTTCAGCGGGTTCACTGCGAATGGATTGCTTAGGTCTGTGACGATAAGAAACTCGCCGTCGGTGGTCATCCAGTAACCATCAACCCAAACTGTATCCAGAACAACGCCAAGATCAGGGTCTGTCACCTGAGCGAGAACGCCCGTGTTTATATCCCACAGGAATAGATTGTTGTTCGATGCAATGCCGATATAGTCAAAGCTGTAGTCAAGGGTTACATATTGGCCATCGTTACCAACATCGCCCAATATCGTCACAGCGCCGTTGCTGGCAACTGATACGAACTTTGAACCCATGACGCGGTAGCAAACGCCGTTGTAGTTTATGCCACCGCGATCAATGCCAGGGCCAGTGCCGTTGCCGACAATGCCTTCAGCGGGTCGCAAGTAACCATTACTGATTCCGTTCGCCTTTGGCACAGGGACAAAGTTCACCGGATAGGACGTGCGAAAGTCCGGCCCGTTGTCCGTGTAAATGCCACTAAGGATTGGAATCTGCGTCATTTCACCACTTTACCTTATCAGCCCAAAACGCCGCGCTCATTTTACCCTTGGCAATGTTCTTTGCGTGCCTAGCTTTAAATGATGCACGCTTCTTTTTCATCGCCTCAGATTCGCCAGCCTTTGGTTTGCCAGCAGTATTCGCGCCTTGCTCACCGAAGCGGATTGTCTTAACCTTATCGCCTTCTTTAGCGACAACGACATGGGACTTCTTCGGATGGTTAGGTGTGCGCTTAGGCTTGTTATAGCCAGCGACACCTGCACGAGTAAGGCGCGAATCCTTTTTCATGTAGGATGCTTACTTCTTTTTCTTCTTGGCTTTGGTCATCATCATTGGCTTGGCAGCTTTACCAGCAGCCTTCTTTGTCATTGCCATGCCCTTTGAACCGTAGCTCATTTTTCCGCCACCCATTTTCATTTCAATTCTCCATTAACTAAGTTTAACTTAACCGACGAACCAAGCAGTGCCGTTGCTGAACACTGGGACTTGGTTTGAACCACCACCAGCAGCGGCAGCGTTGAACGTTGCTGTATTGCAGTTTGTGATGAATGCACGCGCACCAGCATTGCCAACAGCGTTAGGCAACTGGTCAAAGCGAACAGGCGTTGTCTGAACTGATGTACAAGTAACAGCGCCAAAGTTTACCTGAATGTAATCGATAAGCGTTGTAACAGATGCACGACGGCTGTCCCCTTGATTGGGAACCCATAAAACAACATTGTCACCGCCTGATACTTGCGTAATCAGCGGAAGGAAATTGATAGTAGGCATTGCTTAACTCCACTCAATGGGGCCATCTGGCCCAGCGTCAACAGGGTCGATAGGCGGATAGACGTAAGGATTATCCCAGCGCCAAGGCTTGTTGCCCTGACCAATAGGCATTGTTTCTGGAAGTTGTTTTTCAAGCGGGAATGCTGCACGCTGCATCAGCACGTTATAAGCGTTCTTTGCCACCATCTTAGTCTCAGGAGATACAGCCTTACCATATCCAGGCGCAATGCGAACAGCGAGGTTTGTTATCACCGCTTCCCATGCACTGTCAGGCGTGTTGGTCTCTGTGTCTAGATCGGCTTGTTGTGGGCTGCTGGAGATTGGATAACCAAGGCGAATGCCCTGTGCGTTCCATTCCATCATCATGGCATCCAAGCGACGTAGAGCGCCTTCAAGCTGTTCTGGCTGAAGGTCGAACACGTAATCTGCCAAGCCTATTTCTTCAAAGGCTCCAGTTACGAATTGTCTCTTGGTATATCCCACGATCAATCCTCCAGTTTTTCCGCAATGCGTTCAGCAAGCTTCTTATCAGAAGTGCGAGCATTAAACGAGACATTTAGTTCTTTCGCCTTTGCCTCTAGTTCATCGCGGGTTGGTTCTGATACGTCATCAACGGCATCTTCGAAGGCTTCAGCCTTTGCGATGATTGCATCCGCACGCTTTCCAGATACTGCTTCTTCATAAGACGCAGACCAGCCTTTAGCGATTAATGCGTCAAATGCTGCCTTATCCTCAGCACTCCGGTAGGCATACGTCATGCCACGGGGCTTCTTGTGAGGGCCAGGGGTGCGATAAACTATGGTTGGGAAGTCTGTCATTTCTTTGCCTTCCGCTTTGGAGCCTTCGATGGCTTGCCAGCTTTCATTGCTGCATCGCGTGCGACATTAAGCGCAATAGCGATGGCTTGCTTCTTAGGGCGACCAGACTTTTCTTCCATCTTGATATTCTTGCCGATGCTTGACCGGCTGTAACCTTTTTTCAATGGCATTGGTTCGCTCCTACAAGAAAGAGGGGGAAGCCGAAGCTCCCCCCATCCCTATTAAGTTTGGTTGAAAAGCAGGATGCCTGCCATTTCAGGGTTCGTCATGACCACACCATACAGTGTGTCCAGCGTGTAAAGCGTCTGGAAGGTCAGTGGGTCGAACTTCTTGGTCATGACCAATTCGATACCCTGATCCGTCGATGCACGAAGAACGTCAACGCCTGCGCCATCTGGAACAGCATAGCGACCTGGGAGGAGTTCAATCGAATCCTTGCGCCAGAATGGGTTGATGTTCGAAGCCGCAACGTTCAAGAAGTTGATGCTTGCAGTTGCCGAAGTAGCAAAAACTTCAACGTTCTGATACTGAAGTTCAGCATCCGTTGGAGCCGAGTTAGCACCGATGATCGGAGGGCTGATAACCATCGAAGTGCCGTTGACAACTTCAATGACGCGGAACGTCTTGAGTTCGCCAGTCGAACGCTTCGTGATGTGGTGAACAGCTTCAATGCCATCAATCGTGAACGCATCGCCAGCAACAACGCCAGTTGTCGAGGAGACGGTGACGGTCTGATAGCGGTTGTCAACGTTGAGAATGCCGCCAGTGCTGGTGGTGGTCGCTTGAGGAACGTAACGAACCTGAGCGCCATTGGTAGCGATGGTGACAGTTGCAGCGTTAGCAGCGCAACGGTTAGCATAGTCGAGCTTGTAGGTCTGGAAGCTTGCGACTTCACCAACGAACGAACGCTCATATGCGTTAGCCGACTTCGTGCCAGTGAACGAGCGAGTCGATACTGCCAAGTTGCCAGCCATGCCGTTGTAATCGCGGCTCGACAAAGCGAGGTAACGATCACCAGCCATAACACCCTGTTCGTTCATGATGCTGTCGCAAAGCGCGATGTCATCATAATCGCCAGCGGCGGTAGCTACGTCAACAACAAGCGTACCTTGAGCAGCAGCCAAATCCATAACAGAAAGGTTGATGTCCGAAGCAAGCTTCTGCTTTGCTGAATCGCCCAAGCGACCTTCCTGCAACGCATCACGCAGTTCCAGTGCGTTCATCTGCCAAGCAGAGCACTTGTTGAAACCGAGAGTCGATGGAACAGAAAGCTGAGTCATGTTGGTGACATCGCCAGCAATCGAAGTGCCTACAACGCGGTCGAATGACTGAGCGATGTAAGGTTGTGGACGCCAGATGGTGTCGCGTGCGCGTTCCATTGTTACGCCGTTGGTGTTGTATACGTTGATGTTCTTTGACAGGATCAAAGCATCGTTGAAGCCTTCGAGGATGTCCTCAAAAGCAACAATTTCTTCTTTCGAAAAAGCGTTAGCCATTATATTAACTCCAAATTAAAATATTAGGTTTATTTCTTGCCACGTTTGTAAGCCATGACCTTTGACAAGTCGCCGGTCTTCAAGGCTTCCTCACGTAAGCGATCAAGTGCTGAGTCTACAGAACCAGAAATGCGACCACCACCACTAGTGATTGTGCGTTCAGGCGCTGTTGCTGCCTTGCGATTAGTTACTTTCAACTGAGTCTCCAGTTTAGCTACCGCGAAGGCAAACTTCACGGGGTCATTGATTGAGGCTAATTCCTTGGCACGCTTTTGGCTCTTACCAAGGGCGTAAATCAGGTGTGCAGGATTTTCAGAACCCTGAAGAACAATTCCCTGTTGCGTGACGTTGAAGGTGTCTAGCGCAAACGCTTCGGCATCTTCGTAATCCCGCACCTTTAGCGAGGCACGAGCCTTCGCATAGGAATCAAGCTTGTCCTGCCATTCTTTGGCTTCAGCATCTCGCTTGGCCGCCGCATTGGTTTCGACTGCATCGTATTCGCGTTTATGCTCATACCATTCAGCCAGCTTGTTTTCATATTCGTCAGAATCGTAATCACAACTTTCGAGCGTTGGCTTTGCTTTCAGTTCAACCGGCTTGGTCTCAGTTGCTGTAGCAGTTAGCTTTGCTTTCAGTTCGCGGATTTCACGTTCTTTTTCCCGATTTGCTTTACGCAACTCACGAACCCATGCAGGTGCGCGAGCTTCTTCCTCTTGAGGTGGCGATTCCTCACCTATCGAAATAACAACTTCATCCTCATCATCATCTTCATCTTCATCATCAACCGAGACGGCAAGGTTCTCATCATCAGTATCGGATTCAGTATCAAGTTCAGCTAATTCAAAAGCGTCGTCATTCTCCAGTTCTGCCGTTTTCATATTTTACCCCGTAAGCTCACCCAAATTGCGTGGTGGGTGGAACCACATTCGTTTGCGGCTGTAGTGCAGCCCCAATCTTTTCAGCCGTTTCAATCGCTGACTTGCGCTGGTCAATGTCAATGTTTGAAATGGTCTCTGCCGTTTTAGCACGGGTTTCTTCCGTGCGTGCAATGCTGTATTCTGTGTCGGCTTGAGCCTTCAATGCCAAAGCCTCAGCCTTGGCGGACTCTGCCATCAAGTACATAGATTGCGGATCAGGCTGCTGGCCTTGAGCCATAGCCGCTTCCATCATCTGCTGCTGTTCTTCTTCGGTAGGCTTAACAACGCCAAGCTGTACAAGTTTCGTTCTGAAGAAGTCCTTGATGTCGCCAATGCCTTCGCCGTCCATGTTCATGATTGCCATCGACTGGAGAATCATTTGCGTTTCAGGGTCGGTAGTTACTTGCATCATGCCTGTGAGAGCGCGGACAGTAGCTTCACGGCGGCTGGTGAACGATGGGCCTACGTCAACAGATACGTCAAACGTCGCCTTACTCAGATCGTTCTCATAAACCAACTCACCAGTTTCGGAGTCAATGATTGGCTTCATCAGCTCGACCGTGCCAACCTGATCCATCTGGTCAAGCGACTTCATCTTGCGGCCTTCTTCGACATAAACGTCTTTAGCCATTGACAGCCATATCTCACCGCAACGACGCATAGCCTTCGCCATGTTGGTCATGTAGATGAACGACTGCATATCCAAGCGCGTCTGGATAAGCTCTACAGCCTTGCCACTGATGTTGCTTACCATCTTGTCGGCTTGCTGGTTGTTACCCAGAATCTCAGCCATGTCCTGCTCTGTCAACTGCAAGAGAGCAGCCATCGCCGGAGGAATGTCAGATGACTTCGTGTAGGCAACAGGGCCAGCAGCTTGCATCTCACCATTGGGGCCAGTGATTGGGTTGACCAACAGGTATGGATAGTTGCGGATGTTATCCTCTGCCCACATCGCCTGGTGACCAATGACTTGCTCAGGAACAAGGATTGGCTTTTCAACAGATGAAAGCGCACTGATCTCACCCAGCTTAGATAGCTGCATATTCTTCAGGCGCTGCGGGTCTTTTGCTAGGCGCACATGGCCCATACAACGCTCGACGTTATCAACGAACCAACGCTTGCCGTAGTAAGGAACAATCGGAATGTTCTTGCCAGCGATGTAGCCAGAGTCCTCAAGGATGCCGCCACCGCTTAGGATGTACTTGTGAACCCTGCGGCGCTTAACTCGCTTCTGGCGCACTTCTACAGTGCCAACAGCCATCAAGGTTTCTTCTAGTGTTTCGTCTGCGTCAAAGTCAGCCTGCGTGTAGCGTTCTTCTTCACCGTCTATGGTAGCGAATATGCGGATGGTCTCGCGCACTTCTTCAACGCGGTAATACTCAGCCACATAAACAACGTCAGGCGTATCCCAGTCATACTCGTACTGGTGGATTTCCTTGGGCCATGTCGATGGGTCATCATTCCATTCGGCTCTGTAAGCGTCACGGGTCATGGAATACAGAACGAAGCAATACTTAGCGTCCGACTTGTCCTGCTTCTTTGCGTCTAGGTCGAAGAATACCGAGCTGTCAGCATCGTATATCGGCTCGAACCGAATGCGCTGCTTTTCGTTCTCATCATCTTCATCGTCTTCATAGGTAGTGCGTAAACGCCATGCGCCAAAGCCACCGCCGACACCTTCTTCAAAAGCATTGTCGAAAGCTTCATCTGCAACGCTGTCTTGTTCGTCAGCGCGGTAAAGACCATTGCAAGTCTCAGCTAGGCCATCGTCAGGGCTTCCGTCCTTAGATACGAAGTCAACGCCGATGCGGTTGTTGCGATACTCGTTAATAATACGAATAACGCTAAGGTGGATTTTGTTTACCTCAAAGCGAGGCTTGTTCTCGAACTGCTCACCGATGGGGCCTTCCCATTGTGCGCCAGCGATAGAATAGAATCTGCGGTCTTGGAGACACTGCAAGCGCTCATCACGCATGGAAGATTGGCAACGATCA